TTCACACTAACACTGTTAATGTGAGATTGTAAGTTTACGTTCAGGTTCACTCTAACACTGTTAGTGTGGGATACCCCCCACCACTTTTGTATAGAAAACATAAGGGGGGGGTCATTCCTTATCAAAGTCGCTAACGACATCAACAATTTCGCTAGGGGGTACCCCATCTTTTTTTGATGATGATTGAATGAGTGAAACAGTATGTGTATGTGCGCCATGCGCGCCCGTGCCTTCTTGCGGGGGTGCCCCTCCGGTGGGTGTGCCGTCTGCCGATTCTGCAGAGCCCGCCCCCTTAATTTCCTCCATCAATGTGGAGCCGTCATCTTTGGCGGTCACATCCGTAACCTTGCCCAGTCTCTCTAGGAGTCTTGTTCGAATGTCAGAACTTTTATGAACGACCACGGATTCTTTGCGTTCGAGGAATGCGCCAACTTCAAAAAGATTTCCGATGAGTTGAAGAGCCTTCATGCGCTGAGCAGGGGGGAAGTCATCATTGAGGGAGTGCTCGACCAGCTGTTGCACCAGTAAAGCCTTCAACTGAGCAGGGGTTCGATGTTTCTCCGCCTCTAAAGCCAACTTATAGGCTTCTATCTCTCGTTTTATTCGCGCATCAGCAGCGAGCTTATATGGCGCGGTCACAATCGTTGACTTGGCAGGCTTTGGGTTATAGCTTTGCCGGTATGCTGAAGCCTTTGTCTCTCCCAGTGCTACTGCATGAGCAAATGCCTTTTGCTTACTGGTCAGTCTTGGTGTCTTACCTTCTCCACTACTTAGCAAAGTCTCAATGGGCACCTGATCTAATCCGGCCTTTATCTGCGCGCGCGTTAACTTTTGGGGCATGATGTTTTCATGGGTATGAAATAAGAATGTCCCGAAGATAACAAACCGCGCGAAACAATGCAAACGGCCGCCCTGGTGATGCTGGACCCAGCACTAAAAAATATTTTCTTTTTCTGTATAAAAACCTATTGACAATAAACACATGAATTACGAGAATGTCAATTCATGTTTAACCACTACCCGAAAGGCATCCATGAAACCACTTTATTTAATCGCTTGCAGTAATGCAAAGCTGGACCATGCCGCACCAGCTGGCCAACTCTACACCGGCCAAGCTTTCAAGCTGGCCATGGCCGCGGCCGAACGCGCCGGCGCCGATGTAATCATTCTCTCGGCCCTTCATGGCGCCATTGACCCAGCGCACCAGCTGCGGCCCTATAACCGCGCCCTTACTGATATGAGCCGACACCAACGCGCAGTATGGTCCGCGATGACCGAACAACACCTAAGCCAACATAAAGGCCGGGCCATTACTGTGCTGGCCGGTAAGAATTACGCCGCCGCTGTAGATGGCTGGCCCAATGTATCCCGCCCGCTGGCCGGGCTGGGAATCGGCCAACAGCTGGCCGCCCTTAAAAACCTAAACGCTTGAAAGGCTAACCATGACACCCGAGCAAATCCGCGACTATTACGACTCGCACCCAAATTTAACGCTTCAACAGCTGGCCGCCATAACAGGCCGCGCAGTTGCAGAGCTAAAAAAAATTCTAATGAACTGAAAGGCAAACCATGAAACAACTTAAACGCATTTTTTATATCTACAGCGAAGCCACGGCCGCCGCGCTCATGGCCGCCGGTGCATTGATCGAACTCATGTGCTGGGCCTATCTTCCGGCCCCCATTAGCTGGCTGGCCGCGAGCGCCACGCTTTTCTTTATGTTCGCATTCGCCGGTTTTATTCTCCATATTTACAGGGCCGAAAAATGAGCCATCCATTCAAAGCCGAACAGCCCGGCCACGCGCTGCCCTATGGCATAGAACACGCCAACGACCCCGAGGGTGAAACAGTTCTACATTGTGAATGGTTCGCGACCGAGGCCGAGCGCGATCAACAGCTGGCCTTCTGGCTGGCCTACAACGAGGCAGACCAATGAAACACCACGAACACCGCCAAACCTACAGCCCAGCCGCCGAGCGCGCCGAAAAACGCGCCGCCGCTGGCCTTGATTTTCTCGCAGTTCTTATCGTGGCCGGCGCCCTTACTGTGGCCGCGCTGGCTTATTTTGACATTCTCACAAAGGGGTTTTAATCATGACTAATCAAAAACAAATCAGGGCCGCATTTTGGGAAACTTTCCCGGACCTTCCACGCCGCCGCTACCGCTACAGCCCAAACCGCAACGACAAAACGGCCCAGCTGGTTTATCCCATTGATACCCGCTGTGCTTTTGTGGATTTTGTGGACCAGCTGCAGCGCGAAGGTGTTATTTCCGAAGCGCTGGCCGAGCGCGTAACGCTGGAGGCTTGAACCATGCTCTACACATTCATTCGAAACAGCGGAAACCGCAAAACCGGCCCGATTCCAGTTACATATAACCTTCGCGAAACTTGCCCGCCCGGCTGTGCACTCTATCGGGCCGGCTGTTATGGCGAGGACTTCCACACGCGCATGAGCTGGGATAAGGTCCCCCAGCGCGGCGTCCCCATCGACCAGCTGGCCGGCCACATTCAAAGCTTGCCGCCCGGCCAAGCTTGGCGCTTTGCTGTAGTTGGAGACTTACCCGGCAAAGGGGAAAAGGTAGACGCCTTCGAGCTGGGCCAAATAGTCAAAGCCAACAAGGGCCGCCGCGGTTTCACCTACACGCACAAACACGCGCCCCACGCCCTCCCATGGATTAAACACGCGAACACTTGGGGTTTTACTGTAAACCTTAGCGCCGACAATGCCGGCCACGCCGACCAGCTGGCAGACACCGGAGCCGGGCCAGTAGTGGCCATCGTCCCAATCGATACCCCGAAGGTAAGCCATACCCCAGCCGGCCGCCTAATCGTGATTTGTGAGGCCCAAACCCGCGAAGAGATAACGTGCGAGTCATGCGGAAACTTTGAACCATGGTGTAGCCGGGCCAATCGAGATTTTATTGTCGGCTTTCGGGCCCATGGATCAAAAGCCCATCAAACCGACAAGCTGGCCCGCAAAGTAATTCCAATTCTGAAAGGTTAATCATGATTAAAAAAATGCAAGCTAAATACCCCGGAAAATGCAGCCTATCAGGCGCCCGGATAAACCCCGGGGATTTTATTCTCTACAACACCGACACAAAACGCGCTCAACTGGAACCGGACGCCGACACAATCCAATTTACAACGACCAGCCCGCGCGTGAGCGATGTTTTTAACTTTTCGGGCCGCGAGTTTTATCGCAACAAGGCCGGCCGCTGTGAAGATGCGCCATGCTGTGGCTGTTGCACCATTTAAAGGTAAATTATGAAACCCGAACACGCATACATTGAAACCTTAATTGATACGCTCGAGAACCTGATTTTTTACGCAGAGCAAGCCGCGCCCGATATGCCGGACACAACGCGCATTGAAGGGCTGGCCTTCGCATTAGACGAGGCCCGCGAAGTCTTGAAAGGTTACGAATGAAGCAAACCGAATACACATATATCGAGGCCGGCTACAAAGTGGCTAAAGCAGTTCAAGCCGGTAACGCGGCGCGCGCTCGAGCTGCAATGCAAAATTTTAATTTTCTGCTGGCCCTTGAGGCCGAACACGACCGGCCCGAGGCCCGCCGACTCTACGCGCAAGGCTATAGCGAAGCCCAGCGATGAACACCCAGCGCCAACCACGCACCGGCCCCCGGGCCGGACAGGCCGCCCATAAACAGGCTTTTAAGCCAGTAGCATGAGGCTATTTTTTCAAACCATAAAGCCAGTAGCATGAGGCTTTTTTCACATCAACAATGTTAGTGTCACAACGGAGATTTCAAAATGCCAAATTGGTGCTCAAATTCATTGAAGCTAATTGCAACAACTGCAGAATCAGAAAAGAAACTGACCGAGATTGTCAGCGCAATAGCCCGCGCGATTGTCTTAAAAGAAAACCCACCGATCTTTCAAATGATCGTGCCAGTTCCTGAAGACTTGAAAATAATGGCTGGCTTCCATGGCCACGGCACACCCGAACAGGCCGCGCTCGAGGCCCGCGAAGAAGAAAACCTAAAACACCATGGCTATAAAAATTGGCATGGCTTTTGTATCGAAAAATGGGGGACCAAGTGGGACATGAGCATCGCAGACAGCCCCGAGGTTTACGAGATTAACGGCAACGCAGTCACGATTTACTTTGACACAGCTTGGAGCCCGCCCGAGGGCATTTACCACGCACTCGAGGCCATGGGCTTTAAGGTCGAGGCAACCTACATTGAGCAGGGTATGGGCTATATTGGCTACTACAGAGACGGAATAGATGTTTGCGAAGAAATGGCCCAGCTTGTCCCTGTTACCGACATCGAAGAAGATGAAGACGAATTTTTCAACCTCTGCAAAAGTGTAGATAAGTTTTTTGAAGACGCCGGCTTTGATCACTCACC